GAGTATCCAATCAGACGTTCCGAAAATTAAATTTTTAATCCAATCCCATGCTCTTGAAAAGAATCCGACTATTTTATCCCACAACCCTTTGAAGAAGCCAGAAACTTTATCCCAATTTTTTATGAGAAGATAAACTCCTCCAGCAACTAAAGCAACCGCTGCGACTACAGCAAGGATCGGCCATGTCGCTGCCCACAAACTCGCAGCGAAACCAGTTGTGGCTGCTGTGGCAACTCCAACCCCTCCTGCAGATGCGGCACTTGCCGCGCCGAACGCACCAGTTCCGGCAGCAGCGGCTCCTGACGCACCGCCTATGCCGAATAAATTAGCGATAAAACCAATTATTGAAGTTACTGCGGCTTTGATAGGTGATGTTAAAATAGTGAAGCCTGATTTTAATAGTCCAAGAGTGGATGTGAACATTTTTGCAATACCGCCAGCATTGGATATGTTAGCCGCTAATGTTGTCATCTGCGCGGCAGCGTTCAATGCGCCGGAACCCATATCCAACATGGTCTTTGCTGCCATTCCTGTCACAGCCGCGATTTTTGAAACTGCGCCGCCAACAGGCGAATTCATTATTGGACTGACAACATTCGACAAAAAGCCGAATTTCATGTCTATAAAAAAACCTTTGATGCCATTTATATCCTGTCCAATTTGCGCTTGAAGTGATTGTGAAGCCGCATCCAGACGCGCCATTTTCATTTCGATAGATTCAAGCTGAACACCGCGAGCCGCTTCAGTAATTGTTCCCATGCCTGACGCGAAGGAAGTGGCAAAATCGACATAAGCATCTTCGGTAAGAGCAAGAGCAACTGTCGCAGCTTCTACAGAACCGATCATGCTTGCAAATGCTTGATCATCACCCACAGCTTCTTTGAGTATGTATAACGATTCTGCTAAACCATACTGTTGGATCATGGCTTGGCCTGATTCAAAACCTAAAGTCTCATAAATCTTTGCGAGGCTTTCACTTGGACTGACAAGAGTGGAAATAATTCCTTTCAATTGTTTCTGCGTTTGCCCGGCACTCAAGCCTTTATTTGTAACATAAGCAAACGATGAACCAAGCTCATCAAGTCCGATTCCTGCATTCGCTGCCATCGCGGAAATGTTACTAATGGAACCTGCAAACTCATCAAGCGATCCAACACCCATCATAGTTGTTTGAGTAAAAATATCAGCGGCGAGAGCAGCCTGATCTGCTGACAAGTTCCATGCGTTCATAACATTGACCAATGCATTAGTTGACATGGCAAGATCGGCTTGATTCGCTTCCGCTAAAGCTACAGCGGAGTTCATCACCGCCATGTGTTTTGATGCGTCACTTATACCGGATGAAACATTAGCAAATGCATTGGCAACCGCTTGAGGCCCAGCAACAGCGCGACCTCCAATAGCCAGCAGTTCACGCCGCATGGTTGCCATCTCTTCATTTGTTGCACCGGAAGATACTTGAATATTTCTAAATGCTGAATCCAGCGAACCAGCAATCTTTGAAGGCTGATCCAATGCGCCAGAGAGGGCTTTCCGCATTGGCTCTGTCATGCTTGACATCATAGCCATATCTGCGGCGAGAGAAGTCATTGCTTTGTTTTCGTTAATTTCGTCTAACGCACTTCTCATTCCGGCAAGATTATCTTTAGCTTCGCTAAAGCCTGCAGAGAATGCGTCTTTAAATGCTAATGTTATCGAACTAACAAAATTCATTTTCCACCAAATGCCCTTACTATTGCATCACTGACGATGCCAACTTCAAATTCCCGAACGATTCGGGCTTCCTCATATTTTTCCATGAGTTTATCGAAGCCCAAATCAGAAACATCCTCGCCCAAGAATCGCCTGATGAACAGGCGAATCCGGGCGATATCGCTTACAGTTTCTTGCTCTTGACTGTTACGTTTGCTCCGAAAAAAGGGACTACAGCCTCGTCAACAAACTTGGCATAAGCCGCCGGATAATTGCGTATTGATTCAATAACCGGCCCTGCTTCGGGAAACACGATCAGCGATTGAATTAAATTCAGATTCGCAATAATAGGATTCTTCGCCGCTGCTTTCGCATGGGATTCGATATCTGCTGTGCTTGGCTTGCGATAGATAAATTCTGTTGTGTGCAATTTATCTTCCTCATCATTGAAGTTGATGGCTCCTTCGAAAATACCATCAGTGAACTGTTTTTTCAGTTCGTCAATTTTTGTTTTTTCAACATTCATATAATCTCCTTGTTAGTTGATACCCGGAACATAAGCCGGAGTGCCGTTTGAAATAAGCGGCGCGGTTAACGCTCCCTTGAGCGGTACCTTAAGATTCTTGTCACCCTTCGCCGAAGAGAAATCCCTTTCAGTGAAGTGAACCATTAAACTGTCGGTGATCGGCATTTGACCTGTATGTCCATAACTGACGATGATCGGAACTGGAGGCATATTATAGAAACCGCCGGATGCTTTTGAATAAGCATTCAATGTTTCATATTCAGCTCTGCCAAGCTCAACATCACATTCGCCGGAATATTCGCCGCGCCCGATTCCAATCGGAAGGCTGTTCGATCCGGTGATCACCTCATCCGCCTTTTTGTCCTTGTATGCGATCTTTTCAAATGTGAGACTCAAGCCGGAAGGAAGAATCAATTTGATTGATTCAAAATCGTAAATAATACCGTTAATCATTCGGTACCTCCAAGAGCTGGATTCATGTATGCGATCTCGTTTTCGATGTAACTCATCTTTCCGAGAGGCACGATCCGTACTTTTGTACGGAGTTTTTTGTCAGCAAGGATATTCTGTCCGGGTGGGACGATCACATAACCGTCAGAAATTTCTTTATTGGTTTTCATGATCTCAAGCGGAGCCTGACTCTTTGCCACAAACATTTCGATCCCTTCTGGAGATCCGTCTTTAGCAATGGTGACCGTATCGTTAACGGCGGGGAGCTGTGCAACATAAAGATTACGGCAAGCTTTATCCATGACACGGCGGCGTTCCACGAGATCGTAATCGCTTCCTTCCTCGCTCATCATTTGACCGCTGGTTATATAAATCCCTTTGCGTCCAACATACTTGCGAACTGTGACATAACCTGCGTTTTTCAAATTTTCAATGTGACCATCATTGATTCCGTTCGGTTTCAATTCGGTCGCTGCGGCGATCCCGCCGAACTTTACAGCATCAGGGCCGTCCTGAACTTTACGCGCAGCAAGAGTTCCGCAATAGGTTCCGATGAGACCGCGAACATCCAACTGTCCGTTTGCATCAGCCTCTTCGATCCATCCAGCGCATACCTGCAAGCGGACAGAAGCAACACTTCCGCGCTCCACGCCGCAAAGAGCATTCACCCATGCGTCAAGAGTTTCATCTTTTTTCAGATAACGCGCTTGTACAACAAAGAAAAGATACTGATAAATTGCGGCGGCTCCGATTGCCTTTGTTGCGAGTGCTGCCCAAAGCGGAGCTGCTGAATCTCCGGCGATTGAAATAAACTCGATTGAAAGTTTTGCTTCAAGGATTTTATCAACAGCGGCTAACACATCACCGTTTGTTGCACTCGGTGCGGTTGTATCAAAGCTGAAAGTATCACCTTCTTTGAATTCGCCAGCTTCAGGATTAAACTGGAGAGTAAGTCCAGTACCGGGAATTTCATATTTCCCATCTCCATCAGGAACTGTGATTAATTTTCCGGGCAGCTTATCAATAGTGACTCTAAAAGCCGCTTCATTAAGTTTTCCGGACACTTCAATACTGATTAAAATTTTGTAATCGTTTCGCGGTTTACCGGAAACGGTTATTTTTCCAGTTCCAGTGTTTTCTGTGCCAGATTTAATTTCGCCAACAGTTCCGGCAATAGAGCCTTCGAGAGCAATCACCGAAACCGAAGTCCGGGAAATTGAAAGGCTACTTACCAACAGATCGCGTAACGGGCCGTCTCCGATTGCTTTCTCAACCTGATCAGGATCGTTAAACGTCAAAATTTCCTTGCTTGGTTTTTCCGCGACACCGATAGCAGCGAAACGTCCGTCAGCTTGCGCTCCCTGGACTCCCATCGCGCCGTCAAGAATGTCATTTTTTATTCCGGGTAAAGCCATTATTTACCTCCTATGGGAGCGCCCAAGAATTCTTTAACAGCATTGTCAAAATCTGTACTCGGCACTTTTTTCCCGCTTGCCCAATTCTTGCTTTGCATTACCGCAGCGAAGACCGGAGCATCGACTTTCATATTTTTTGCGTGTTCCTCAATAGTGAGGACTGCAGGTTTTCCGTTGTTAGGCGGTGTTTGAGTTCCGCCCGACTCGGATTGACCCGCATTATTTTGATCACCATTCTGGTGATCGGGTTTTCTTTCGGACATATATCCTCCTCAAATTTAGTTAGGCGAAATATCATCACCTTCAGATACAACCGTTTCAATAACAGGAACATCTTTCGGTTTCCTTGCGGCAATGCTGATGAATAACACTTCGATCACTGACACATAAGGCTTGTTTAGATTTCCGGTGTGATCGGAATGTTCTTCCACGCCTATTTCCACATGACTTGAAAAACCGTTACATTCCCATTGGCTTGGTAATTCGGGAATTATATTACTGACAAGCTCATCAGCTTTGTCTTCGCCTTCTTCCCAACAGCGAATTAGGATCGGCAATTTCCGGTGACCGCGCACATACCGTTCCCGGTATCGCTTTGGATCGTTATCTTCAAAGTACCTAATCGTCCGCGCTTCTGAATTATCAAATTTGCCAGGATTGGTAATAAGAGAAACAAGCGGAAATTTCCGCGCCATTATTCCTTTTGATTCTTCTGCGACTGATTTAACTATAGTGATGCCCGGACTAACTTCTTTTATTATTCCCTCTAGCAGGGTTTTTGCTTCCCGTATCACATCAAGCCTCCAGTCCTAATAATTGCAAAACAGCCGGATCGCTAAGGATGCGGCGATCAAAATCTTTCGGCACTCCCATGTAAGGACGTGCCGGAATATTTTGTCCGGCTTCGCTTCCCAACTGATGAATTCGGGCATATATCATATTTGAACCGAATATCACCGAACCATCAGGGAAAGCTTCGAACGTCAAAGAACGCTTTAATTGACCGCCGTAATCCAGAATCGGATTTGTATCACCGTTGGCTCGCGGTCTCTTCAGCGGTTCCCAGTTTTTTTCATCAACAGGGTCTTTTTCTTTTTCAAAAGCTTTTTTACTGACATAGTCAAGTTCGCCTCCAGCAAACTCTGCGATCTTTAAAAGATCAGGCATCGCTGCTTTGGAGAGCGCATCAAGGATTTCCTTGAATTCAGCAGCATCGTATTCTGCTTTGACTATGCCAGCACCAGCCATTTAATACCCCGATAAATCCATTCGTTTCATACTGGAAACATTCACGCCGCCGGGCGGAGCTGACACCTTATCGTCACCTAACATATAACCGGGAATTTTAAACTTGCCTTCCGCGACTTTTTCTAAAAAGTGACGTGCGTCCTTCGCTTTTTCTATAACAGCTTTACCGCCGGGATCATTCTCAAGAACACCCGCGCTTATAACGAGGTTTGATACTGCAAGATCAACACAATAGTTTCGTAAGTTTTCAGGCGGGCCTGATAGCGGAACAGAATAACCGCCGGATATCAGATAACCGTCTATTTCCGAACTTGCATTTCTAATGGCATGATCAGTTCTGTTTGAATCCAACTGGCTCCATCCGGCGATTCTATCCTCGCCATAAGCAGCTTCCAAATCTGCGCGGGTGCAATACATAAGCCCCTCCAATCCTAAAATTCCCTGCAGGGAATCCGTTGCGGTATTAATATCTGCGCCAGCAAAAACCGGAACAAATAACGCCGCAATCATCAGCAGTACAATAAAAAACTTTTTCATGTACTCCTCCAATAAAAAATTTATTTCAAGCCAACGGCCTGATTGATTAAAGAACGTCCTTGATGGTGTAAATGAGTTCTTTACACACAACAAGCTCATCGGTCTCATGAGCGACCTGCACATACTCGCCGCCGAGCATACCGCCGTCTTCCTCATCCCAAGTTCTGACCACATAGCCTTCGCTGTCAGCTTCGGCATAACTCAAGCACAAGGTTTTTCCGGCGCAGGGCTGATCCCATCCGTTATCGACATGAGCGAGAATAACCGAATCACCCCAAATATTCTTAGGATCAACGGTTCCTTCTGCATTCCGCTTTCCGAAATCAGCACGGCCTTTAGCAATGATCACGCGCTCGATCCTGAAAAGTTTCGCAAGGGTTGTCTCGTCAACTTTTTTGATCATGTTTGCTTCGCCGAGTTTAGAAATAAGAATCGGGTGATATTCAAGCACATCAAAGATTGCCTCATTAAAAATCATAATGTTGGGTGAGAAAAATAATTTTTTAATGGCATCTTTAATTTCTTCAAAAGGATCGCCGCCTTTGTCAGACCATTTTTTCCCTTTTCCATTTCCGGAACCAGCGAGGGTTGTGGAGCGACCTGTAAGATTGAGAATCTTGTCAGCGATCCGCTTTTCCTGTGCGAGTTCCAGCTTGCTAACCAATAATTCTGCTTTTCTTTTTTCCCAAACCTTGAACGGGCCGTCCATGAATTCAAGATCAGCTTTGTCGATAAAAGATTTCAAACCGTGAGGAGTTGTCGCATAACTTTCTTTTTTCGCTGATGCATGAAATTCATTCGCTTGGCTCCGTTCCCCTGCCATTGTGGTGTCAGGAACTTTGAGTGCGGTCTCTTTATCAAAGATCGCATATTTGCCGGACGGCTTGGGTACCGGAATGCGAGGGAACACAAGAGGCCCAACAAGACCTTCTCTTACTTTCTGTGAATAGTCCACTGCGAGATTGGAAAGCAGCGGATTTATATAACCGTATTTTCTTGCCATTTAAAACCTCCTTGATTTTTAGGCCGTTACGGTGATATTGCCGCGCTCAATCAGCACGTCAACGTAATCACCTGTGGAACCGCTTTCAAGAAAGGTTCCGACTATGTTGTATTTACCAGCAGCGTCCGGTAAAACCACAAGCGATCCTGATTCTTTCATGATCGCTTTTTTCCCGGCGGTAACATTTCCGCCAGCCAATGCCTTTCCAACGCCGTGCAGAATAACGCCAACATTCTCGTTGATCTTTTTTTCTTCATTGGCTTCGAAAGGATACAAACCGATAAAATCTCCTGCGCCGTTTGCGCCGGGAGTTTTAACCTTATTGTCTGCGCTGCCCTGAACAACGGCGCATCCGGGCTTTATCGCCGATTCAGCGATGTAAGGTCTTCTGTTAATCATCAGACTCCTCCTCAAAGAGTTCGGGTTTTTCCGCATACAAAGCGTTAGACGCTTCAGCGAAACTCGACAGCTTATGCT